CTCTTCGTCGTCGACAATATCTTCCTGGTTCCGGAGCACTTCTGTAGACATCTCTCTCTTGCCATTGAAGAGAAGCTCCTTGACCGCGATGACGCCATAGAGCTCAGGCACCTTCAGAGCTCCAAAGTCGTCAGGATTCTTGTGTCCGACATCGTTGACAGGGTGCCAGTGGGTGAGGAGAATGATGTGGCCGCCTGCATGATCAAGTCAACGAGACAACTCCAGGCCCGGCGTGACATCCGGGATAAGTTCTTGACCCGGAGCACTGGTGACAAGATCCAACGCGAGAAGTTCTCGGCGATCCTAGCGAAGGTCCCCACGGAGATGAAGTGTGTCCAGATCTGCCTGAACGCTCGTTCCTTAGAGCGTAGACAGGAAGTGGAGCACGGAGACTTCGTGGGTGTCGTGCGTTACGGCTACGAGTATGTCTATCCTACTCAAAGAGGAGATTGTTCGTCAGTTCTCCTTATCGCCGACCCCGCCACTCGCAAGCAGAAGATCCTTGGCATTCATGTGGCCGGAGATGGTAAGACCGGTATCGCAGGAGCCGTGTGGCAGGAGGATCTAGAGGCCGCCATCAAGAAACTCAGGGAGGGAGAGACCAAGCCCCTCATTATCAATCCGGACCCTCCATTCCATTTCCAGGCATTCGATACTCCCTGCGACAGTGCCTTCCCTCCTGTCACGCTCCTCAAGAAGCCTGTGGTCGGGGCCTCCAAGACTAAGCTTTGTGAGTCGAAGCTTGCCCCGCACCTCCAACATGTCTGGCCCCACACCAAGGCACCCGCCGTTCTCAAACCCATTGAGATCAATGGCGAGATGGTTGACCCGTACCTTATGTCTTTGTCCAAGTACAACAAGGTGAATCCCATCGTCGAACGTGATCTCGTCAAAGAGTGTTGCCATGATCTCTTGGCCACCATGACCGAGGCTTGCCCTGAACCACCAAGGGAGACTGGTAAGCGCGTCCTCAGCAATGAGGAGGCGATAGCTGGTATCCCGGGTTGCAAGTATTGGAATTCCATTGGCCGAGCCACTTCGTGCGGGTTCATCCCTTGGTTCTCTCGTATGGCCGAGATTGGTCCTGACCAGCCGGGTAAGACCATCTTCTTCGGGAAAGGCGTTGAGTACGATCTCCAGACCGACGCTGCCAAGGAGCTCTATGCCCGCATCGCAGAGGTTGAGGAGAAGCTCAAGCGAGGCGAAAGGAG